ACATGGACTCATTTAAAGCATTTGAGATATCTCTTCCAGCATCTCTACCAATATCATCTAAGCCAGTAAAAGCACGCTGAATTTCTGGGCGAACACGGTTAGTGAGAGCACGGACAACTACGTATGCATCTCCTACAACTGCCATGCTCTCACCTCCGTTTCGTTAATTAGTTAAGTGGTGCATCTAGAACCTTGCCAAAAGGCAAAGGACTATCTACATCCATATCTGTTGCTGGTACAAATGGTTTTACAGTTTTTGGTGTGTTATTGGTTGGGTCAAACGGAGTGATGTCATTGTCATCATAAAATCCATCCGTAGGAATCGATGTGCCATCTGCAGCAAACATGTTAGAACTACTGCTTGATGACGAATTGATTGCATACTTGTAAGTGGTGCCATACAGAGTTCTATAGACCGAAGAACGCGTATCCGACCGAACTTGTTGCTGTTCTGCAGAGGCGACAGCAAGGTCATCTTCGAAGAAGTAATGAATTACATCAACCATTTCCGTTGCCTCCATCTCTGCTAGTCGTAGCCCGCTCACAAGAGCCTTTCCGTTAACGTAAGGCCAGAGGTCTATTGCCCACTCGATGAGTGCTCTGGCCGCTGTGTAGGGCGGCTTGAATACTCCTCAACCAGCCATGCGGTGATGTCGCCAAGGGCATCGACTGTAACAATCTTTTCTGGGTCAATTAGTAGTGCGTTGAAGCGCTCTGCACTCTCTGGGAGAAGTGCTACGTTAAAGAATTCGGTGATGCTTTTTGCAGCACCAGCACCGTCATCAGAAGCGTTTGCAATGATGTCGAGTAGTGTCTTTCCCTGTAAATTAGGTCGGCACGAAAACTCTTCACCGTGGAGCTTAAATGAGAGTGGGGTCTTGGTAACGTCCCCGCCCGAACCAAAGTCCTTAAATCGGTTTGTCATCTGTTTTCCTTATCTTGTGTCTTTGATACCCAGCGGTTGCTGCATACCATTGTTCCTACTTATTTTACCCAATAATTCGACGCATGTTATCTGTCAAATAGCGGTTAGCAGGAGTTCCTGGGTGGCGCACCATGTGCGCGAACACGATTTGCCCTTTGCTTACAAAACGAAGCATTTGGGCAGTGTTTGGTTTAATTAGGTGAGGCTTTGTACCTTCATGGTGGGCTCTGGCATACCTTAGAGGTGAGCCAATTCGTACATATTGACCACGAGGGTCAGCAAAATGACGCATGTGTATAGAAGAACGAAGTGCCCCAGTGCTAACACCAACTTGACGTTTTGCACCAGCTTCAATTAGTCGACCTCTGCGTGCCAGGTATCTACCTACCTCGCCGCTAGGACTATCCAAGAAGTTGTCCATGACAGGCTTACGAAAAACAAATTTAGATGCAACCATTACGGAATTGCCATTGTGATAGTCATACTTGTGGTTGTAAATCCACCTTCAGGCTGGCTACCATCTACCGTGGCAATAACTCCAAGACCTGGGAATCCATCGTCACCCCAAGTGTCAAGAAGATTAACGCTTTCCATTAGAACCCAGGCATCTAAAGCTGCTACTCGATTGGCTTCTTGGATGTCATCAGCAAGAGGTGCTTGACCATTTTGCTGAGTGGTTGGAACTGCGCGAGATACTGAAATATTTAGTGTGGCGCTGCGTGGGTCATGACAACGACGAGGTGTGGTCGCTTCATCTCCAGGAACACCAAGATACATTTGAATAAAAGAAACTACAATTTGTTCGCACTCAACGGCTGGAGCACCAAAAGTGTAATAGCGACGACTAGGCAGTGGCATATTAAATGAGTCATATGCTGTAATAACTCGGTCTAAAACTCCCTGAAGCATATCTGCTAAGTTTTTTGCATCATCTGATACAGCTGAGGTGTTTACAATAGCCATGTCATTAACCTCTTTTTAAGCAATCGCGATTGGGATTGAGCTTGGCTGCCCTAATTGATAGATAACATTTCCTGTTAGCAAATTGATGACCTCATCTACCGCAGGGTTTCCTAAACTAGGACGAGATGCGTACAAATCTACTGTTCCTGGGTCACGAGGACCTAAGACAGACAAAATGTCTGCATACGAAGCGCTTAGTCTAATTGTACCCTCTACAGAGTCCAAAACAGCGGCACTTTCTAATGTTTTTGTTACCGTGTTATTAAAGTTTGACATTACTGCATACACATTCCAAGATTCATCATCTGTAAGGAAGTCTCCACCAAACTCATTTAGGTAATAGACCTGGGTTCCACCTGTAGAGGTGACATACAAATCAAATGCAGATAGCTCAAAGGCTGGTGAATGACCAATAATTCTACGGGCACGGGGTGTGTCAGGGGAGAATACCCGAGAGCGTGCACGAGCCTTATCTGGGTTAGCAGTTTTAAGGAAAAGGTCAACTGCATAGATACCAGTCTTTAATTCATCTACGAATGACTGATTATCTAGGACTGTATAAGTAACACCCTGTCGAGCAACTGTTGTGACACGCTGAGGTAGGGCGCAGGTGTCGTCATTTTCATAAAGCTTTACAAGTTCTGTAGCCAAAATACGTGCTGCTGCTTTTCCAGCTGACGGTGGAGGAGTTCCGTATGTGTAAGTAACTTCTACGTTGGATGCAGACCAATTAGCGTTTGGTGTTCCAAAGATTGTGGAGTGGTCTGAGAGGTAATAAGTAGATGGGTCGATAATTTCGCCATCTTGGTTACGAAGAGTATGTACTTCAACAACTTTACGACCACGAAGGCGTACGCGGCTGTAAGAAGAAGTTCCATCTCCCTGGTAGTCACGGTGTGAATAACGACCTGAGCCACCCTGGGGTACGTTTTCTACCTGTCCCTCTATAAGAATTGGGGTGTAGTTAAACCTAGAGCCACCAGCTCTTAGGAATGGGTCGTAGGCAGAGACATAACGCTCTGTTACGGTTGTAGTACCGCTGAACTTGCGTCCTGACAGTGCCCAAAGCATGTAGGAGGCAGTTTTTACAGCTTCATAGGCATAGTCGGAATCAGCATAGACACCGAGTTCTTCAACATCAGTCCAAAGATTGCTCATTCCGTCACCTTATCCTTTTTAATAGAAAAAGCGGGCAGACGCCGAGTAGATTATGCACCTACGGCAATCTGCCCGCCCTATCTAATTACGCTGTTGGGTCCTCAGTTGAAGCAATGATGAAGTCAATTGCCTCGTCTGGGTTGTATGTGTCAGAACCTGGAACGTTGTATGTATCTGTTGAACCTTGTGAGGTAAAGTCAGATACTGCAAGGTATCCACGAGCACGGACTGCTGAACCTACTGGGCTAACTGCTGTAGATGCAACATCTGTTGCAACCTTTGCATAGCGGAAGCTTGTTGTAGTTGGAACTGCAGTGATTGTGTAGGTTCCATTGAAAGTGGAATCTACGCTGCTGATTGTTACAGACTGACCAACTTCGAATCCGTGTGCTGAACCTGTTGTAAGGGTTGCAACGTTTGAAGTTAGAGCCTTGTTGTTGATAGTCTTTGTTGACTCGTCGAACCAGCGGTAGAAGCCCTTTAGACCTTGAGGTGCCCAGTCACTGCGTGCATAAGCGTATGGACGCTCAGTTGCGATTGGGTACTCCCAGCGGCCATCAAGACCTGAATCAAATTCAATGTTTCCAAGGCCGTAACCTTCGAATGTGTTAGCAAGAAGACCATTCTCAATTACACGGTCACCTGACTGACGAAGCTTGACGTATGGGAATACCCAGTAGAAGTAAGGAAGTGTGCTTGCACGCTTTCCGTCCTTAACTGCGAAAGACCATACCTCAACAGCAACACCGTTGCCTGCTGGGTCATCGCCAACGGCAGGGGCAGCCCAACCGATTGACTTGTTCTCTGGTGATGCGTAAGAACCGAAGTTCTTGCGAAGTAGCAAACCACCTGACATAAGAGCTGTTAGCTCTGGGTCTGGGTCGCAAATTGCGATTTCCATAGTGATTCGCTTGAGAGTGTCAGGAGCTTTGTAAGATACACATACTGTACCGTCTGCTGACTTCTCAACGATTTCGTCACCCTCTTCATATTC